AAATAATCATGAGTTCGAGATGGAATCGAGGGCCGCCAACTTAGTTGACTGTCCTCTTTTTTTATGCTATACTATTTTTAACCGATAAAAACAATGTCTGTAAAACTTGCTATATTAAAATCTGGTGAACATATAATATCAGATGTAAAAGAATTAGTTGCTGATGAAAAATTACATGGTTATCTTTTTCAGAATGCTTATGTGGTTGATGCTAGACCACCTGAGTTTTTAACAGAAGAACAAAAAGAAACTGGTAAACATGATGTTGAAGTAATGTTAACACCATGGTTGATATTTTCTCAGGAAAGAAACGTACCTGTTAGAGCTGATTGGTTAGTTACTATTGTTGAACCTGTACCTAAACTAAAAGAAATTTACGAGGAAAGAATAAATGTCGATAAAGATTATTTGCCTAACAAACAATCAGAAACTGATATCCCAGATTGAGGAAGTATCAACTGAATTAGGTGAACCTGATTGTAAATTAATTGATCCTTATCTTATAGGTGAGAAGGATACTCTTTCACAATGGTTAATTGATGTTAGCAGCCAACGTGAAATTATGATATCATCAGATAAGATATTGACCCTTGTTGATCCTAAGGCAACTCTACTTAAAAAGTACGAAAAACTTATTACATAATGCGATTCTATACAAACGTTCAGATGGTTGGAGACAACTTCTTAGTTCGTGGTTACGAAAATGGAAAACATTTTGCGACCAGAGAGAAGTTTTATCCAACCCTTTTTGTGTCTTCTAACAAGAAGACCAAGTATAAAACCTTGGAAGGTGAATATGTTGAAGCAGTCAAGCCTGGAACTGTACGTGAGAGTAGAGATTTTATAAAGAAGTATGATGGTGTAGAAGGGTTTAAAGTTTTCGGTAATGAGAGATTTATATACCAGTATATTTCTGATAAGTATCCAGAGGAAGAGATAAAGTTTGATATAAACAAGATTAAAATATCTACACTTGATATTGAGGTAAAGTCAGAGAATGGTTTCCCTGATGTAGAATCTGCTGCAGAAGAAATCCTATTGATTAGTCTTCAAGATTATAATACTAAACAGATTCGTACATGGGGTCTAGGAAATTTTGATAACAAACAAGATAATGTAATATACAAATCATTTAAAACCGAGTATGAACTCTTACTTAGTTTTATTAATTGGTGGATGGTAGAAGAGAATACACCAGAGGTTGTAACTGGATGGAACAGTGAGTTGTATGATATTCCATATCTGACCAGAAGACTTGATCGTGTTCTTGGTGAGAAACTAATGAGGAGAATGTCTCCATGGGGATTAGTGACTGAAAGAGAGATCCATATAATGGGACGTAAACAAATATCTTATGATATTGGTGGTGTTACTCAATTAGATTATTTGAATCTTTATAAGAAGTTTACTTACAAGGCACAGGAGTCATACCGTTTGGATTATATTGCATCTGTTGAACTTGGACAAAAGAAACTTGACCACTCAGAGTTCGACACATTCAAGGACTTCTATACAAAGGGTTGGCAGAAGTTTGTAGAATATAACATTATTGACGTTGAACTTGTTGACCGCCTTGAAGACAAGATGAAGTTGATTGAATTAGCAATCGTTATGGCTTATGATGCTAAGGCAAACTATGCTGATGTATTCTCTCAAGTTCGTATGTGGGATACAATTATCTACAACTATCTTAAAAAAAGAAATGTTGTTATTCCTCCTAAAGAACAAACTGATAAGGACGCAAAATACGCAGGTGCTTATGTTAAAGAACCGATACCAGGAAAGTATGATTGGGTAGTTAGTTTTGACCTTAACTCTCTGTACCCTCATCTTATTATGCAATATAATATTTCCCCAGAGACACTCCTTGAGACAAAACACCCAACAGCAACTGTTGATAAAATACTTAATGAGGAACTGACTTTTGAGATGCACAAGGATAATGCTGTTTGTGCAAACGGTGCAATGTATCGTAAGGATGTTCGTGGGTTCTTACCAGAACTGATGGAGAAGATCTATAAAGATCGAACCATTTACAAAAAGAAAATGCTACAAGCAAAGCAGGAGTATGAAAAGAAGAAGTCTAAAAAGTTGGAGAAGGAGATTGCTAGATGCAACAACATTCAGATGGCGAGGAAGATTCAACTTAACAGTGCTTATGGTGCTATTGGTAATCAATACTTTCGCTATTATAAACTTGCCAACGCAGAAGCTATTACACTATCTGGTCAGGTTTCTATTCGTTGGATAGAGAACCGCATGAATAGGTACTTAAATAAAATATTAAAAACGGAGAATGAAGATTATGTTATTGCTTCAGATACTGATTCCATCTATCTTAATCTTGGGCCTTTGGTGGAGGTCGTATACAAAGATAGAGAGAAGGATGGTTCGGGGATTTGCACGTTCCTTAATAAGGTGTGTGAAGTGGAATTTGAAAAGTATATTGAGAGTTCTTATGAGACGTTGGCCTCGTACGTAAATGCGTATGATAACAAGATGGTGATGAAACGTGAGAACATTGCTGATCGTGGTATCTGGACTGCAAAGAAAAGATACATCTTAAATGTATGGGATAGTGAGGGTGTTCGTTATGAAGAACCTAAACTTAAGATGATGGGTATTGAAGCAGTCAAGTCATCAACTCCTGCACCATGTCGCACAATGATTAAAGATGCATTGAAGATAATGATGAATGGAACAGAAGATGAGGTGATTGATTATATTGATGCGTGTCGTAAGGAATTCAAAACATTACCACCAGAAGACATAGCATTTCCCCGTACTGCATCTGATGTTCGCAAGTATCAGGCATCTTCTACAATATATGCGAAGGGAACTCCTATACATATACGGGGTGCATTATTATTCAACCATTATGTTAAACAGAAAAAGTTGACTAATAAATATTCACTTATCGGTAATGGAGAGAAGGTCAAGTTTCTCTATCTTAGAAAACCGAATACTATACAGGAAAACGTTGTATCATTCATTCAAGATTTTCCTAAAGAACTTGGACTTGACAAATACATTGATTACGATTTACAATTTGAGAAAAGTTTTGTGGAACCACTCAAAGCAATTCTTGATGCGATTGGTTGGAATGTAGAAAAAACTGTAACGTTAGAATCATTTTTCTCCTAATGGAATTACCTATCAACTATAAAGATTTAGATACTATTGTAAGGGCTCTTGCCCTAGGTGGTGATACTAGACTATATTATCTTCTAAAAAATTATAGAGATGATTTAAAAGTGGAAAGAACTGAGGAATACGAGTGTGATATCTAACTCTATTGCTCTCGTTATTGCTCTTCCACAAGAAGCAGAAGGAATAACTGATTATCCAGTTTACTTTAGTGGATGTGGTAAAGTTAATGCAACTATTGCTACAATGAAAGCAATTAATGATGGACATGATTACATTATAAATTTTGGTACAGCAGGTGCTGTATCTCCTATCTCAGGTTTAGTTGAAGTAACTGGATATGTTGATAGAGATATGGATGCAAGACCAATTAAATGTGAGCTTGGACAAACACCCTTTGAAGATGGTATAATACTAGGTGAAAGGGGAATAGTATGTGGAACAGGTGATAAGTTTGCTACTTGCACACCAGAAATTGAGTGTGATATAGTGGACATGGAATCCTATGCCATTGCTAAAACTTGTATAAAACAAGGAGTAAAGTTCCGAAGTTTTAAATACATATCTGATAATGCTGATGAAAACTCAGCATCTGATTGGGAAGAAAATGTTCACAAAGGTAATGAACTATTCCAAAAACTACTTAATGAGATAAAAATTTATGGATTTTCTTAAAGACATTGTTAAAGAAATTGGTGACGAATACACCCAAATAGCAGCAGACATAGATGAAACAGAAAGATACATCGACACAGGATCATACATCTTTAATGCAGTGGTTAGCGGTTCCGTTTTTGGTGGTGTTTCTAGTAATAAGATTACTGCCATCGCTGGTGAAAGCAGTACTGGAAAGACTTACTTCTCCCTTGCTGTCGTCAAAAACTTTCTGGATAATAATCCTGATGGGTATTGTCTCTATTTTGATACTGAAGCTGCAGTTAATAAAGGATTACTTGAGTCTCGTGGTGTTGACTTAACACGTACAGTTGTTGTAAATGTTGTTACAATTGAAGAGTTTAGGACGAAGGCACTTAAGGCAGTTGCTAAATATCTAGAAATGCCTATAGAAGAACGCAAACCATGTATGTTTGTGTTAGACTCTTTAGGAATGCTTTCCACGGAGAAGGAGATCCGAGATGCACTGGACGATAAACAAGTCCGTGATATGACTAAATCACAATTAGTCAAAGGTGCATTTAGAATGTTAACTTTAAAATTGGGTCAAGCAGATATTCCCCTTATAGTTACAAATCACACCTATGATGTCATCGGATCTTATGTCCCAACTAAAGAAATGGGAGGAGGCAGTGGCCTCAAGTATGCCGCGTCTACAATCATTTATCTTTCAAAGAAAAAAGAAAAGGATAAGACGGAAGTTGTTGGTAACATTATTAAAGCTAAGACGGTTAAATCCCGCTTAAGTAGAGAAAACAAAGATGTAAATATACGTCTTTATTTTGACGAGAGAGGATTAGATCGCTACTACGGACTTCTAGAGTTAGGAGAACTTGGAGGACTGTGGAAGAATGTTGCGGGAAGATATGAAATGAATGGTAAAAAAATATATGCTAAAGAAATATTAAAGAATCCCACAGATTACTTTACAGATGATATAATGGAAAAACTTGATGCTATAGCACAGCAAAACTTTAGTTATGGAACGAATTGAGACTAGTATTCTCAAGAATCTAATTTACAATGAAGAATATTCACGAAAGGTAATTCCTTTTATTAAACCAGAATATTTTGAACAAAGATCTGAAAAGGTCATCTTTGAAGAGATAACTAACTTTATTGTAAAGTATGGTTCTGCTATTACTATTGAAGCCTTAAATATTGAGACTGAAAATAGAACAGACCTTACAGAGAATGAGATAAAAGAAATACGTGAACTTAATAGTTCCTTCGAAGAAACAGTTGTAGAGAATCAATGGTTACTTGATTCTACTGAGAAGTGGTGTCGTGATCGTGCTATATACTTAGCACTAATGGAATCAATTTCTTTAGCAGATGGAAAAGATGAATCCAAAGGAAGGGATGCTATTCCTAGCATTCTCTCTGATGCTCTTTCTGTTTCTTTCGATAATCATATAGGACACGATTATCTAAATGATTATGAGGAAAGATATGAGTCATACCATAGGAAAGAGGACAAGATACCGTTCGACCTTGAATTTTTCAACAAAGTTACAAAGGGCGGCCTTCCAAATAAAACACTCAATATTGCTCTCGCTGGCACTGGTGTTGGTAAGTCTCTGTTTATGTGTCATGTCGCAAGCAGTGTGTTACTCCAAGGCAAGAACGTATTATACATCACGCTTGAGATGGCTGAGGAGAA